GATTGACACAGGCAACTGGGGCGATCCGGCAACGTGGGTTCAAACCAGCTACAACACACGGGGCGGTATCTACTACACCCCCAACACCAACACGCCTGACCCAGACCAATCCAAAGCCTTCCGCAAAAACTTCGCTGGTATCGGCTACACATGGCTACCTGATGGTCCAGAGGGCGCAGGGTTTGCGCCTCCAAAACCTTACCCGTCATGGGTGATGAACAGTTTTTCATATTTGTGGGAAGCGCCTGTACCAATGCCCGTGCCGAACAGCCCGCCACACTATGATTGGGACGAAGATACATTGTCTTGGTCTAACTAAACTAATATAAGGAAAAAATACCGTGTCGACAACTCTACAACAAACAACTGAAACTGGTATGGGTATGGTAACTAAGTCTGCTGCACCCGTAACTGTTTCACTAGCAACAGTTGCTGGTTACCAAGTATCCGAAATACTTCTTTGGACTACTTTAATTTATACAATATTAATGATTGGTCATAAATTATATTCTATTTATAAAGATGTTACAAATAAGAATAAATAATTATTGAGAAGGAAATTAAATGATTGAAAGAATGAAGTTAGTTTCCCTTTCTTTAACTGCATCTACATTAATAAACATTGCAATACACGAAGGATTTAGATCAACAGCTTATATACCCGTACCCGGAGATGTCCCCACAATAGGTTTTGGAACTACTGAAAATGTAAAATTAGGTGATAAAATAACACCTGAAAGAGCATTAGTAAAATTACTTAACGATGCTAATAAGTTTGAAGCAGCATTAAAACAATGTGTTAAGGTTCCTTTAACTACTTACGAATATAGTGCTTATATATCTTTATCCTATAATATTGGTTCAAATGCTTTTTGTAAATCAACATTAGTGAAAGAATTAAATAATTATAATTATGATTCGGCATGTAAAGAAATACTTAAATGGGATAAATTCAAAGGTAATACTTCACCTGGATTAACTAAACGTAGACAAGAAGAATATAGGACATGTATTAATGGTTAAATATATTATTGCTTATGTACTTTCCTGTATTTTGTTTTGTTTCTTTGCTTATGATTATGGGCATAACAAAGGTGAAATTAAAGTAGGCGTTATTAAAACTAAAATGTTAGAAAAACATAATAAAGAACTTAAAGATTTAAATAGTAAACTCTCTGATTATAATAAAGAAATTGAAAGATTAAATAATGAACAATTTAAATTCAGAAAAGAAAAAGAAGAACAAATCTTTGATCTTAATCGTAAGTACACTGCTACTCTTAACAGCTTGCGGAACCGCCCCGAAAGAACCCCAGATAGTAATACAAACACAAAAGCTGATCCCATTATCTGCACTGGAAATGGAAGCACTGGACAACAACTTTTTAGAGAAGATGCAGAATTTCTTATCAGGCAGGCTCAACTAGCAGAGGTATTAAAACAGTCTCTTATTGAGTGCCGAAAAAATTAACTATCGCTTAGGCGGTACCTATTAGGATTAAGCAAAAGAACATAACATTGAAATGATATTAATAACGGGTCTAACATTATTGAATTCCGTAAGATCTGTGAGAAACATAATATTGAAATTCCTATTGTACAATTTACAGTAGATAATATTGTTGGTCAATTGGTAAGGGCATTTATTAAAGAAAAATTTAAAGAGGAGAATTGTACATGGCAGAACAAATACAAGGTCTTGGAGAAGGTGGATTAAACACTGATTTGCCACCAATGATCGTACCTATGAATACTTTTACAGATGTTCTCAATGTACGGTTTGATGACAACGCAGTACAGACTATAACAGGTGAGACAACTTCCAGAGTATTATCTATTACGCCTACATATGGTATTCACTGGAGACGACCAGATCAAGGTTATAATATCTTTGCACAAGATGGTAGTATTATCCGAGTAGATTCGGCGGGTAACCAGTCTACCATGTTTAGTGGTTCAGGTGCTGGTTATACTAACAGTGATTGGCAAGGTACTTATTTTAACGGTGGTTATGCTGTTATCCTAAATAACAGTAAATCAACTCCACTATATTGTTTATATAACGATCCTGTAGCAGGTAACACATTTCAACCATTACCTAATTGGAATTATGTAGCAGGGCTAACAGTAACAGCTAAAGTTATTCGGTCACTTAATTATTCATTAGTTGCAGCCAACCTTACCTTAGTACAAAGTGGCATTACCACATCTGCTCCGGGAACTATTAGAGTATCCGTTCAGGCAGCTACAGGCGCTATTCCTACAATATGGCAACCGGGTTTAACAACAGACACAGCTGACGAGTTTGAATTAAGCTCTACCTCACCTGTATTAGATATGATGGAACTCAGGGGTAACATGTTTGTTTATTCTTCTGATAGTATTAATATATTAACTATTGGTGCGCAAACAAGAGTAGCTGCATACTCTAAATCATATGGTATCTTAAGCACAGATTGTGTATGTGAGTTTGATGGTAATCACTTTGTTGTTGATCGTAATGATATTTATATTCACAATGGTTCTGGTAGTATTCAGTCTTTAGCTGACTTCAGAATTAAAAAATATTTCTTTAACAACTTAAATCAAAATGCTATTGATAAAGTACACTTAGTTAAGAATTCCTTTTATAAAGAAATATGGATTAACTACCCTAAAGGTGCATCTACTGTTTGTAATGAAGCTCTTATTTATAATTATAAAAATAAAACATGGACTAAAAGAGTATTACCAAATATTAATTACTCTTTCACAGGACCAGCTAATGAGAGTAATGCCTTCCAATATGGTAAAGAAATTATTTACATGGCAACTAACAGTACACAGACCTTAAAGACAGATGCTAATTATTTAATGTGGAACGGTTCTGCACTAACTACCTTTACTTCTTATATTGAAAAACTTAAATTAAATACCGGTGATACAACTGGTAGTTCTTTAATTAGCTCTATTTATCCTGTGTTTGATAAGGTACCTTCTGATGCTAATATAAGTATCTCGGTATTAGGTCAAAACAACTTTGTTGACACAGTAACATTCACTTCAAATGATTTATTTACCTTCTTGCCTAATAATCAAAAAGCACAAGGTTATAAAGTAGATCCAAGAGTAAACGGTCGAGTACTTAACTACAGAATTTCTTCAACAGGTTATTGGCGTATGGCTACATTTGCATTAGACGCAAGACCAGCAGATCGGAGGTAAGATGTTTAATCCACCTATTACAGGTAATGATGAGCTTGACGCTTACCTATCACAGCTGGCTTTAGAAGGTGATAATGCAACAACAGGTGTTACTATTAACAATAGTACTGGTCAAATTATAGATACTGGATCTGGTATTGTTATTGGATACCTTTACAATTACATGCATGTTAAGTATGCTGATAGTAATACAGGTTTGAATATATCTGACAGCCCGACTAACAAAGGTTATTTTGGTTTATACAACACTAACTCGTCTACTGAATCACTTAACCCTGCTGACTATACATGGTATATTGCTACGGGTGGTTTTGGTACCACTAAGTTTTTGTTTTATGTAACTAACGGTGGTCGTCAATTTCAATTCCAAGTAAACACGGCATCACCTAGCTTTCAGTGGGTTCAAGATACAGGTTCTGCTATTGACCTTGACATTGTAACATCTTCTTTTTTGAATGCTAATCCAAGTATTTATATTTGGACTCCTAACATTACACCACCAGCAAGACCTTCTACTCAAACAACTTATACTTGGAGCACAGGCGCATACACTGCTCCTGCAGGATGGTCAACTACTATCCCTGAAAATACAACTCCGGGAAACTATTTATGGTCATTAAATGTACCATTAACTGTTCCATCAGGTACATCAAGCACTCTTATTCCTTGGAATAATGTCAGCTACCCTATTCGAAGTATTGGTTATAACGGTACTAACGGTACAATAGGCGGTACTGGTCCAAGAAGTACCAGTGGTTATGTGTACTACCAATTAGCAAGTGACTCTCAACCGGGAACACCTTCAGGCTCAGGCTTTAACTTTATTGATAACTCATTTGCATCTTTAACTACTAACTGGTCTTCTTCCTTTACTATTGCCGCATCAAATGCCGGTAAGTATTGGGCATCAAGATACTCGGTATCTGAAGCCACTTTTGGTGGTACCCAAACAATATCCTTTTCTGCACCATTTAACTGGCAAAACTATAATGGATTAATTACCTTTAGTAACCTTGAGTTTGGTATTGAGAACAACGTAACCTTTATTGATGGTGGTAAGATAACAACAAACAGTTTATCTGTT